ACCGCCGTTATCGTAAGTCTGACACACATGGCAGTAGGTATGCCCGTCATCGTAAAGACTGTTCCCATCGGATGAACCACAGGCTTCACATGGTATGTGCTTGAGGAACTTTGAAGCAATTTTGACATTAGAAGTCTGGATCATCATGGAGAATCCTTTCAGCGTTACCACATTGGTCACATACACGATACAGTCCGTTAGGTGCTACGTACATCGTATCAACACCACCACATTTTACGCATCGTAAAAAGTCATCTTCTTCGTCCTCTACTTCTTCTGTAGAATTATCCTTCAAGTCTCTACCGAATATAGCATCCCATCGAGCATCATACTCAGCTTGGGATACGCTAAAAGGGCGAGGTGAACTACCTTTACCGCCATCACTTTTACTCATCTGTTTTCTCCTTGTTCAATATAGGATAGGTTGTTACTTTGTTTGAAGAATCTATGTGCATAGTTACATTGCCTTTGCTATCGTACCAAGTTACGCTGTCCTGACCAACACGCATACGACAATTAAACTTCACAGTTCCCTCTTGCCAATCAAGAATCTGTCTCTTTCTCCAGCCTTTAGCTGACATGATTTGATTTCTTCCATTGAAGTAACACCCTTTGAATGTCCAATAAACAGGCTTCTGAGGTGGTTTTGTTAGCTAAAAACACTTCCAAATCATCCATCAAGGTTTCTAGCGTGTAAAAGGCTTCTACGGCCTTCTGTGAGCACTTATATGCGTGGGCATCTTGTGCGTTGAACAAGTCATATTCAATGATTGCTTTCATGTCAGTACCTCTGCTGATTTGAGTTGACCTGTCTCGCCGTCAAATGTGAGCTTCAGATTGCAAAATTGAACGACATCAGGTTTTGGTTGTGGTTTGATACGGTACTCACAAATAACCGTGCTGTCCCATGACCATCCTTTAAAAACTCGATTCCATTCAATGCTGTTGTGCGTACGAAATTCAATCTCAGCGCCATCAGCCCAAGCCTTGATAAATTCAGCGTGTTTATGTGGTTTTTTAGTCACTTTACATTCCTCCGTCATTTGAGACTCACTTTCAACAAAGTTAATACAAAAATACACAAAGACATTACCATGCTTGATTCCTTTCAGCTTCAAGGATATCTTTCAACACCTGCTGCCAACCATAGACAGAGATTAACTCAGCTACGTCTTGGATTGTGAAGGTGTAATGGGCTTCTTCGTTGAAAACCCAATCGTCTACCTCTTTGTCTGTTGCACCGTATTCATTCTGCATTTCATTCATAGTTTCACCCCATTGTATTCAGCTACAGCCTCAAAGCCTTGCTTTAGTTTATCAAACTCCCTTTGATTTTCCTCTTTGTCATAGGAATACATAGGACAACCCCCAATGTTAGGAGACAAACCAAGGTACTGTTGTTTTAAGACAACACCAAATATCCTAGACGCAGAATCGTAGTCAATTTCAACTTTTAACATAGGTTTTCCTCTTTAAAGAACTTTAATGATAAAAGATATTTAAGGTATCTTTAATAGTGTATTAACTTCTATGAAACATCATAGGAGTCATTAGATACTATATAGTCTATATAGTCTCTACAATCCCCTGTGTCCATTTCCCTAGATTCTACATCTAAATCTTGCTCACTGGGGTCTAAATCCGACTCAGTTACTAGGTCTTTCCGTTCAATGACAGGGAACAAACCCTTAACATCTTCAAAACAAACCTTACACAAGTCCACAAAGTCCTTGGTGATAGCGTTTCGTCTTGTTGCTTCAAAATCAGTCAACAACTTATTACAAGCCACACAATGCATTTTTACTCCTCTTGGCTACGTAGCCCTTAGTCAATGGTTAATCGTGTCTTAAACGGGCTATAAAGGGGCTTCTTGAGCGTCCTTTAACCCATCAATCTTCACAGGTATGTCATTCAATGGCTTATTAACCAATGATGTTGGAAAAGGCCACGATGTATCAGCAAACAAGTGACCACAGTCTAGACATTGCAAAGCATTAGGTAAACCAATACTTGAAAGGTCTACATCTTTAGACTTACATTTAGGACACGCTACCATAAGTCGTACTCCAATACTAGGTCAACTGTATAGAAAAGTATTAACATTGTCATAGTTCTTCATCCTCTTCACCGATAGCAGCGCCGCCTTGATATGCTTCAATAGCCGTTGAAATGAGATATTTATCAATATCAAGCACTCCCGCACCTCTGCTAAATTCTTCTTGGATATAGTCTGCAATATAAGAACACATTTTTAAATCAATAATATTACTTTGCATGGTTTATTCTCCTAAATCTCTTTCAAGTGAATCAATATGGTTAATGAACGTTGCCCACAATGCCACCGAAGCATAATCATCGTCTTCGAAAGCATTGTTAACGACACAATCATACCTAGATGCTACTGAATTGGCTATCCTGAGCAAATGAATCAGTTCTTGACGCATAGACACAAGCTCAGAGTGCAGCGTACGCGTCAGAGGGTTATTTTCCCTCCAAGCCATGCGTTCTAGTTCATGAAATTCTAGTTTAGACTTCATTGGTTAATCCTTTCCGCCTTACCCATACATCACTGCTTCGTGACGTGCTTCTTCTTCGCTCTTAAAATAGCGCTTAAATCCACTGGCGTATAAGACAGTCCAGTGTGTATGTGCTTTTGGTGGTGTTTTCATGGTTTTATCTCCTAGGGTTAGGCCGTAAGCCAGACAATGATAAGGGCAACAAAGCCCAAAGCGTATATTACTTGATCGACGACACGGTGTGTCTTGACTAATTGGTTTTTCATGGTAATTTCTCCTGTGTTTAAGTTAAGACAATAAGGCTTTGCACAAGGCATCGGCCTCATCGGAATCAAGGGCCGTACGGAAAGCCTCTAAGTATTCAGCAAATTGAGGGTGATCTGGCCGCATACTAACACCGCCTCTTTTACGTGTAGATTCGATGATAAGGCCAGCGCTATTGGCCAAGTGAGCGGAATAGTTCGCCGATGTGTGTAAGGTTAGCATTGTGGTTTCTCCTGTACTTGGTGAGTGATTGAATCTTCATTATCGCTAGGTTTTGCAGTTTGTCACTAGGTGTTTACCCTAGATTAGCCACTTAACTAGCGTACTATCTACCTTGCAAGTACCATGCCAGTACAGACTGAATACTTCAGTATTACTATTGAGTATAAACTGACGGTTTACCGACATAAACCTTACAGATAACTTACAAATGGTGTCAATTTTCCGACACCCTGTCAATCTTTTGACACCCCTGTGTTTGTATACAGTATATCTAGGTAGTGCTTAATAGGTGCTACACCGATACACACACGTGGCCTCTGAAGTTATTTAACATGTTAACTATCAGTATGCTTATTAGTTTCATAGGTGAACATATGAGCTTTTGTGCATAGGTTGACATGGGGGGCGGGGGTAGCTCGTAAGTATTACTTTTGTGGGAGCCTACTAAGTTCACAAAAGAGTGGAATTAAGAACATGCAATATAGTGCATAAAAAGCTAATAAAATCAAAGAAGTTGTATGACAACTAATTAGGGACAGGTTAGATGGTGGGAAATGGTTGAGACAATCTGTGCACAGGAGGCCGCCATAGGGCCTTGTGAGAGGGCTTTAAAGTGCCCACAAGGGGCTATGAAGATACAGAGTATCTGTGGAAGTAGGGAAGGAATGGGTGTCTAGACCAATGAAATGTAAAGTATTTACAAATATTTTAAAAAAAGATACAAAAAAGACTTGACTTTTCTTTAAAAATATGCTACCCTCAACCTTGTGTGAACAAGCACACAGGGAACTCAGATGAAAGCTAGGTAGACGGGCTACCAAGTAAAGAATACGGGATGTATCTTCAAGGAAGGTAACCCGTTCAAAGTATGGAATCCTGATGAACCTTATCTGTCCTCAAGGGGCTATAAGTGAATCTTAATTAAGATATATTCATCTAGATTCCCTCTAAATAGCCTTTAAGATTAACTTCTTAGAGGCATACTTCATGTCCAAATTAAGGGTAAACATGGATCAGTCAGTAGAAGACCAACCAACTAAACGCAAAGCAGGTAGACCCAAGAAGGGTGAGATAGTAGCCAAGAAGACTAAGAACAAGGGTGTCCTTGGTCGTCCCAAAGGGGATACAGCTATTATCAATGAGTACAAAGCTAGGATGCTTAACTCCCCCAAGTCAGCTAAGGTCTTGGAGGCTATCTACGATGCAGCCCTTAACGATGAACACAAGAACCAAGCTGCTGCATGGAAGTTGATTGTAGACCGTATTGTTCCTGTTTCTGCCTTTGAAGCTACTAAAGCTGGAGGTTCTACCCCACAGATCAGTATCAACATCAGTTCTTTAGGATCACCAGAAATAATTCAAGAAGAAATTCTTGACAAAGTAAGTGTTTCTGATGTAGAATATAAGGATATTAGTAATGAGGAAGACTGATGTCCGACAAACAGTGTACAAAGTGTAAAGAGCATAAATTCTTTACAGAGTTCTATAAAAGTAGAAGTAATTCAGGTTATCGTAGCTGGTGTAAGAAATGTACGCTGGCAAGGGACAAAGAGCGTTACCATACTGACGAAGAGTACAAATTATCTAAAACTGTAAAAACTAGGCACAAATGGAACACTGATCCAGAGGCTTGGTCTAAAAGACAGTTAGCAGTAAGGAAGAGTCATTTAAAGCGTCATTATGGGATGACACTGGACGAATACCAGAAACTCTTTGACGATCAAAAAGGTTGCTGTGCTATCTGCGGTACACACCATTCCCAAGTACCACATAAACAACTTATGGTGGATCACTGTCATAAAACAGGAAAAGTAAGACAGCTGTTGTGTGACTTGTGCAACACTGCGTTAGGTAAATTTAAGGACGAGCCAAAACTGCTAGAGAAGGCGGCGGCTTATTTAAGGAAACATAGTGGCGAATCTTAATTGGTCTTTGCTCCCTTGGCAGATTGAAGTTTGGCAGGCAAAGCAACGGTTCAAAGTTATTGTTGCTGGGCGACGGACAGGCAAATCCAATCTTTCTATTAAGAAGATTATTGCGGCTGGTTTAGAAGCTCCTCCGGGATCAGCTGTTTTGTATGTTGGCCCTACACAGGCTCAGACCCGTCAGATCGCTTGGGACGCTATTCTTGAGCAAGGACGTGAGGTGATTAAGTCATCCCACATAAACTCAATGGACATAACTTTGGTGAATAATGTTAAGATTCACCTAAGATCCGCTGAGAATCCTGACACCCTACGGGGCTTAAAGCTGTTCTTTGCCGTTATTGACGAAGCTGCTTTTATTAAAGATAACAAGATTTGGGCAGAAAGTATTCGTCCAGCTTTGTCAGACTTAAAAGGCGAGGCTTGGTTTATTAGCTCACCTTCAGGCCGTAACTGGTTATATGATCTTTACCAGTATGCGTTAGAAAGTGGCGATCCTGATTGGGGAGCGTGGCATAAGACTACTTTTGATAACCCCACGATTGACCCAAAAGAAATTGAATCAGCCCAGAGGACATTAAGTTCTTTTGCGTTTAAGGCTGAATTTCTAGCCAGCTTTGACAATGCAGGGCAAGAGGTCTTCAAAGAGGATTGGATCAGATATGCCCCTGAACCTGCTTACGGGTCTTATGTCATAGCTATTGACTTAGCTGGTTTTGAGGATGTATCAAAAAATGCTGGTGCAGCCAAGAAAAGACTAGACGAAAGTGCCATCTCAATCGTTAAGGTAGAGGACAACGGTAACTGGTGGATTAAGGACAT